GGGTCGGAGGGGGTGGAGAGCTAGGGCTGGGCGCCGGAGGGGCGCTGGCGGGCTCCAAAACGGCTGTGTCGCTCATTGTACGACCTCCCGACCTTTGGCCTGAAGGGCTTCGAGTTCAGCCTTCCGGCGTTCCTCGATCTTGGCCTGAAGGGCTTCGAGTTCAGCCTTCCGGCGTTCCTCGATCTGGGCCAGTTCGAGCTTGGTCTTGGCTTCCTTCATCAAAACCTGCCGGTGGGCCACGAAGGCTTGGGCGGCTTTGAACGACACTTCCGCCAGCTTGGCGAACTGGTCATCGGTCGAAAAGTCGAACTTGTCCCGGAAGGCCGGCCCCAGCTTCAGGGCGTACTCCGCGAGGGTGTTGGCGGCGTTCACGTCCGCGTTATACTGGATTTCCGAATGGGGAATGAATTCGGCGTTCATGCTTCATCCTCCAAGCTGACGGCGGGTTCGTCGAAGTCGTCATTCGGCTGGAAGCCGCCGACCACCTCCTCGGGCTTGAACAGGGCCTCAAACCCCTCCTCGTACCGCGTCCACCGGCGGGCGATGATGGCGGACTTGAGTTCCACCACGTCGTACTTGGTGCCGATGGGGTTGCGGCTCTTCGTCTTCGGGCCGTCCTTCACCCATTCAAGGTTCTCGGTGTCGGTCTCGCGGTTGTCCACCACGGTCTCGATCACCCGCTTAACCTTCTTCCGCACCGGTTTGCCATTGGCATCAGTGTAGATGCCGTACCGGATGATGGCTTGGGACAGGTCGTTTTGGAGATACCAGTCCACCACCACGGGGGTGCCGTCTCCCTCCGGTCCCATGCGGGGGCGCTTCGGGGTGTTCTTCAGGTCCGGGCGGGCCTCCCCCTTCACCCCGATGGACTTGATGCTCAGGCCCGAGGGCTGGGTGCCCTTGTTCACCGTGCCGATTTTGGCGGTGACCTGGTTGTAAAGTTTCTGGGAATACTCCTTGGTCTCGAACTCCAAGTGTCCCGTGTCGCGGTTGTAGTGGGCAATGACGACCTCGCTGCCGTCCTGCCGTTGGATCAGGGTGCCGTCTTTCTTCAGGCGGACCTGAGTGGCTGTCAGTTCATCTGTTTCGGTGCTCATGTGGCGTTATCGTTTGATGGTGGATTTGACCGTCTTGGGCTCCGCGGCTTTGGCCGAGAGCGCAAGCTGGCGTTCGATGACTCTTAGCAAAGATTTGGCCCCGTCCCGGTGGAGACCCGCTGCGATCAGGGCAACCCCGTCCTTCGCGTCGTTAAAGCGGTAGGCGTTGCCGTCGTCCCCTGCGCAGATGGAGAGGTGTTCCAACACGAGCTTTTGTGCAGGGGTCCGGTTCCGAGGCTGTCCAAAGACCTCCGCGAAAGCGGCGGAGAGGCGGCGGGCTCTGGCTTGGGCTTGAAGGGTGGCTTCGGAAATGGGTTTTTCTGGTTCACTCTGCATGAGGTGGCGAGACTACTGGCCGGCTTGCGCCCCGGCCTCGGCGTTGTCCTGCATCCATTGGGGGCTCTGGGCAAGGTTCTTTCCGGCCTTGGCCCCCTGCTCCGCCAGGGCGGCGGTCCGCTGGGCCTGCTGAATCTTGGCGCGCTGCTGGCGGATCGCGGCGACACTGTTCGGGCCGGTGAGCTTGCGCAAGTTGTCGGGGGGAAGTCCCGTGTTCTGGGCGTACTCCCGCCCCATTGTGTCCAAGTCAATGATGTCCCACGTCTCGGGCTTCTGTTCGGCCAGCGGCATGAGAAACTGGATTGTTTCCTCGCAGCCCCGGTTTTTCAGGGCGCGGAGGGCGTTCACAAATTGGGACGTGACGACGACTTCCGGGCGGACCAGAGCCGACTTGCCGCCGGGCAGCTGCTGCATCAGGGCATCAGGGGCGGTCCCCAGCTTGCCGGAGCGGTAGATGATGCCAAAGGCGCGGATCATGCAGGGGTTCACAAACTCGTTGACCGACCGGACATCAATCGAGGTGATGTTCTGCAACTGCTCCGCCCGGCGCTGGCTGATTTCGTAGGCCGTCATCTTCTTGTCGAGGAGCGGCTGGGAGTTCAGGAGCTTGAAAGCGTCGTTGAAGAACGCATCGCGGATCGCCTTCCGGCGCTGCTCCTGCATTTCAAGCCCCAGCTTGTAGTCCGCCACCGTCGCCCATTCCATCGGCTTCGCGTTCGGGTTGGAGCTGTCGAAGATCGTGTTGCCGCCGGCCCGCAAATCCACGTCCCCCTCCAGATTGTCCGGAGTCAGGATGCGGGGGTAGGCGTGGAGTTCCGCCAGCGCGTCCAAGTATTGCTGGACGTAGTTGATTTGCCGCGCCTCGGGGAGCGCCTGATAGGAGGGGCCGTAGCCCCACACCGCATCCGTGCCCCACTTGGCCATCCGGCGGCAGAGGATAGGGCTTTCATCGTATCCCGATACGCGGATGCGTTCGTTGAACTCAAGGGCGACGTACACCGAGGCAATCGGCTTGTTCGGCCCGTCCTTCCGTCCCGGCAGCCGTTCGGAATCCTCGCGGGGAAAGATGCAATGGAGAATCTTGAACTTGCGGTCCTTCCCCTTTTTCCCGGATTCCTTCAGTTTCTCGGGGATCGAATCTCCCGGCTTGTTGAACTTCTGCTCGATCTGCCGAAAGGTCATTTCAAACTCCCGGCGGATGGTGTCCACGATCCCCTTGTAGTTCTCTTCGGCGGTGTAGGTGCCGATCTTGACCGGGATGAAGTTGAACAATTCCTGGCCCGAGTCGGACTCGTCGAACAGGATCAGGTCCGTGGAGAACACCGCGAGCCCCAAGTCTCCGGTGGCCTTGGAAGGATAAAAGTTGGAGCGCCCAAACTCCCGCATCACCGCATCCGAGGCATCCCCGAGGAACTTGGTCGCGTCGTCGTAGGCTTGGTCCTGCTCCTTGTCGCGGCTCCTCAGTTCGAGGGGAACGCTGAGTTCCGCCCATGTTTGGCTGGGAGGGGTCCACCAGTTGAACAGACCCGAGGCCAACACCTGCGCGGCGTTGATCATCGTGGTGTCGAAAATCTGGTCGGTCCACCCCGACACACCCTCGGTCTTCTGGGTGTTGATGTCCGACTGCTGCGGCAACGCGTACTGCGCTATGGTCTGCCAGTCGTCGTCAAACACCGCCTTCCGCTTGGCCAGAAGGTCGTTGTACCGCTTGATCTGCTCAAGTGCAAGTTGGTCGGCCATTTTAGCCTAGCTTTGACTTGAAGGTCGCCGGGGGCTGCTGGGGATTGCCCGCCCCGCCCTGCCATCCGCCCGTGTCGCCGGCAAAGATGGTTTTCTTGATGCTCTTCTTCATCAGGTTTTGCTGGGCGGTGTCCTGCTCGGCTTGGATCACCTCTGCGGAATTGGCGGTTACCGGCGGGGCGGGAGTGGGGATGGGAGCAGATGAGATAGCCTGCGCTCCGCCGCCTCCACCCATGAAAAGCATGTGATGCCGTGGAAAGAATGGGTTCATGCAATTTTGGACAGTCTCCGCAATGTCTCGGTGCTTGTGATTTGCAAGCGTCTTCCGCTTCCCTCCACCCTTTCCCACGCCACGTACCCCAACGGATAGGGCAGGATGTCCCACGCCCGGTTCATGTCCCCGCTCATCGCGTGGATGTACCAGCAGTCCGCCTTCTGCCGCTCGAAGATGAACATCCGGTCAATCGCCTCCTGTGTCTCCTCCTCCAGCTTGTAGCGCCTGATCGGTCGGCCCATGATGAAGAAATCCGGCGTGGAATAGACAAACCCGTGCTCCATATGCCACGAAATGTAATGGCCGAAGGACTCGGCTTGGGGGTGCTTCTCGTACTTCTCGCAGAGCTGGAGGTAGGGGCTCATGAAATGTTGTTGCCGGTGGTGCCGGTGAACGAACCGCCGTTCACGTAGGTCCCCCCGATGTTCGTGTTGTTGTAGATCCGGCCGGGGTTGATCTGCTGGTAGGTGATGAACACCCCCGAGCCCAAGGAATAGCCCACGTTGTCCGTGACAATGCAGTCCACCAAAGTCTTTCCCGAGTCAGCCGTCACGAAGATGCCGTCATTGGTCGTGGTGCCCTTGATCGTGTTGCCAATGATGAAGACTCCCGTCCAGTTGGAAGCGGTGTGGGCAGCACCGAACGTATAGCCCCGAATCCCGTAGGTGGGGGCCGAAGTGACGGTGTTGAAGCTGATGCTTGTGTTCTGAAGGTCAAGGAAGGCGATTCCCGCCCCCGTGGAGGGATTTGAGACTTGGTTCGAGTCAATGGTGCAGTCCTGGCAGAAATAGGCGTTAATCGCCCCAATTGGTCCTACGCTGGTGTTGGAGTTGTAAACCTTATTTCCAATAACCTTGCACCGGACGTTGTAGGCCGAGGTTGAAAGGTAACGGTTCAGCTCGATCCCGGCGTTGACCGTGGTGGTGATGTTGTTCCCCGAGACCTCGATGTCTGAACATTCAAGGACCGAGATACCCCGGAACGAGCCGTTGAAGATGGTGTTCCCTGTGACCGCACCCCGCTGGGGACCGTAGCCGGTGTTGTCGGCCACCAACGCAATCGAGTCGTCCCCGGTGTTGATCAACGTGTTCCCCATGACCACAAAGTCCTTCGCGTTCCCGACGTGTATCCCATCCCCCAAGGGAGCGAAGATGGTGCAGCCGATGACCGCCAGCCCCTCGCTGTAAACCGTGGTTGAACTGTTGGACAGGTGGACGGCGAAGTCCGAACACCCCGTGAAGTAGCAGTTCACAATCTGGCCGTATTGGGGGTAAAACCGGATGTGAATCCCCGAACCCCGGATGGTGGCCGAGCCGTAGAACGACAGGTCCCGGATGGTCACGTAGGAGCAGGTTGAGGCTACCGTGAAGGTGTTGCCGGCCGCTCCGGTGACGTTGCTGTAAATCTGAGAACTCCACCCATCCCCGCAGACCGTGAAGTTGGTCAGGTTGGCAAATCCCGAGGGTTGGCTTGTGATCAGGTACTTGCCGGCCGGGAAGTAGAGGGTCGAGTAGTTGGTGCAGGCCGCAATCGCGTTGTTGATTGCCGTGGTGTCGTCCGTCGTCCCATCCCCCTTCGCCCCGTAGTTCCTGACGTTGATCACGTCGTTGAAGCCAGAGGAGACCTGACCTTGGGCGTTCGTCGTTACCCGCCCGTAGGTTCCCGCTGTACCTACGTTGGCGATGGCAAGCGCAACCGAGCCTGATGAACCACCGCCACTAAGTCCAGTTCCTGCGGTGACGGCTGTGATGGTACCTCCGCCACCGCCTGAAGTTGGAGTTGTTCCACCTGTCGGCGTGGAGTTGTCCGGCTGCCTGCCTACGGCCTGCCGGTCATTGATCGTGGTGGAATCCGTGTTGGAGGTTGCGGCCATTAGCGAAGGACCTTGTTGAGCTTCTTCCTGACGGAATACGAGTCGGGACCGGGGCCGCGCAAGACTTTAACGGGGGTGTGCCGGGACTCCCTTGCGGTGAAGCTGGTCCCCTCGATCATCCCCAGCCGGTGCGCCTCGGAGAAGGTCCTCAGGGCGTCGCAGCCGTGGGAATACTCGTCGTGCAAGGGTTTCTCGTAGATCACCCCGGATTCGCTCTCCTCCCGACGGTGGTAGAACTCCAGGCAATCGAGACCCGAGGGAATGGGTTTGCGCTCATCCCCGAAGGCCACCGAGCAATTCCCCTTGTGGATGTAAAACCGGGGGAGGATTGAACGTAGCTCATTGATCCCCAGCCAAACATCCGGCGTGACCGGGACAATCGTGAGGTTGGTCAGGCCGGCGTCGAGGAGGTCTTTCTTCCACGACCCTCCACGGACCTCGTGGTCGGCGTCGTGGGGCAGGTAGTGGTTCCTGATCCGCATGTGGTGCTTCTCCTGCCAAACCCTCATCCGTTCGGCGTAGTGGCCCGGTCCCTGTCCTGCCGCCGAATAGTAGTCCACCACGTTGATGTGCCTGCCCTCCAGTTGCAGGAGCCAGATGCAGGTGTAGTCCGAGGAGCCCAAGTCCCAAGCGGTGAGCCAGGGCAGGTCGGGATTGGGGGCGAAGTCCTGCACTTGGCTGGCTGCCCTCAGGTTGGCGATCAAATCACCGTAGATGGACCCGGGGATGGCCGCGTCAAAGGAACACTCGAACTCCCGCTTGTAGCTCTCCGGTCCCATGGCTTTGAGGGCGGAGTCCAGTTCGGATTGGGGCAATATCCTGCTTTGGGAGGCCGGCAGGATCATGGTGAAAAACTCCGGGTCGCTTACCGCTTTGTCGTAGAGGCGGAAGAAGGCGTTGCGACCTTTAGGCGTACCAATCCATACACACCAGCCGAGCCTATCGCTAAGAGCTGGACGCAAAAGGTCAGTCCAGACTTCTGGAGCCATGTCGGCAGGTTCATCAACAACAGCACCGTCAAGATAAATGCCACGCAGAGCATCGTAGTTGTCAGCACCGTATAGGGTGACACGGCCATCACGGGGGAGTTTAACGTGCAGTTCGCTTTCACTGATGGAGATCCCGGGGATGGGTTGGGTGAACTGCTTCAGGTAGTCCCATGCAACCAGCTTGGCCTGCTGGCGGTAGGGCGCGAGGTAAGC